ACCGCTTGGACCAGTGAAACCAGTGATACCAGTCGGACCAGTATGACCAGTTGGACCACTAGAACCAGTTGGACCAGTAATACCGGTAGGGCCAGTGCGTCCGGTGATACCTGTAGTGCCACTTGGACCAGTTGGACCAGTGATACCAGTTGGTCCAGTGCGTCCGGTGACACCAGTGATACCAGTAACACCGGTAATACCAGTTGGACCAGTAATACCGGTAGGGCCAGTGCGTCCGGTGATACCTGTAGTGCCACTTGGACCAGTTGGACCAGTGATACCAGTTGGTCCAGTGCGTCCGGTGATACCCGTAGTACCACTTGGACCAGTTGGACCAGTGATACCAGTTGGTCCAGTGCGTCCGGTGACACCAGTGATACCAGTAACACCGGTAATACCAGTTGGTCCAGTAATACCAGTTGGTCCAGTGCGTCCGGTGACTCCGGTAACACCAGTTGTACCAGTTAAACTAGCACCAGTTATACCAGTAACACCGGTAACACCAGTAAAGCCAGTAATACCGGTAGGGCCAGTAATACCGGTAGGGCCAGTAATACCGGTAGGACCAGTGATACCAGTAATACCAGTAATACCAGTACGACCAGTTGGTCCAGTAATACCAGTACGACCAGTTGGTCCAGTGCGTCCGGTAATACCGCTAGGGCCGGTAATACCAGTAATACCAGTACGACCAGTTGGTCCAGTGCGTCCGGTAATACCGCTAGGGCCGGTAATACCAGTACGACCAGTACGACCAGTTGGACCAGTTGGACCAGTAATACCGGTAGGACCGGTGATACCAGTGATACCAGTGATACCAGTGCGTCCGGTAATACCGGTATTGCCAGTAACACCGGCAGGGCCAGTAACACCAGTAATACCAGTAATACCAGTGATACCAGTCGGTCCGGTGCGACCAGTTGGACCAGTAGGGCCAGTAATACCAGTAATACCAGTGATACCAGTCGGTCCGGTGCGACCAGTTGGACCAGTAGGGCCAGTAATACCAGTAATACCAGTGATACCAGTCGGTCCGGTGCGACCAGTTGGACCAGTAGGGCCAGTAATACCAGTAATACCAGTGGTACCAGTCGGTCCGGTGCGACCAGTAGGACCAGTAGGGCCAGTAATACCAGTAATACCAGTAATACCAGTGATACCAGTCGGTCCGGTGCGACCCGTTGGGCCAGTTGTACCAGTAATACCAGTAATACCAGTGATACCAGTCGGCCCGGTGCGACCCGTTGGGCCAGTTGGACCAGTAATACCAGTAATACCAGTGATACCAGTCGGTCCGGTGCGGCCAGTTGGGCCAGTTGGGCCAGTAATACCAGTAATACCAGTGATACCAGTCGGTCCGGTGCGGCCAGTTGGGCCAGTTGGACCAGTAATACCCGTGATACCAGTGATACCAGTACGACCAGTTGGACCAGTACGACCAGTGCGTCCAGTAACACCAGTTGTACCAGTTGTACCAGTAATACCAGTTGGGCCAGTTGGACCAGTAATACCAGTTGGTCCAGTGTGACCGGTTGGGCCAGTTATACCGGTTGGGCCAGTGCGTCCAGTAACACCACTTGGTCCTGTAACACCACTTGGTCCAGTAACGCCAGTTGTACCGGTTAAACTAGCACCCGTAATACCAGTAACACCTGTAATACCAGTTGGACCAGTGATACCAGTCGATCCGGTGCGACCAGTTGGGCCAGTTGGCCCAGTTGTACCAGTTATACCAGTGATACCAGTCGGTCCGGTGCGACCAGTTGGACCAGTTGGGCCAGTTGTACCAGTGATACCAGTGATACCAGTCGGTCCGGTGCGACCAGTTAGACCAGTTGGGCCAGTTGTGCCAGTTGTACCAGTGATACCAGTCGGTCCGGTGCGACCAGTTGGACCAGTTGGACCAGTTGGACCAGTAATACCCGTGATACCAGTGATACCAGTGATACCGGTCGGTCCGGTGCGACCAGTTGGACCAGTTGGACCAGTTATACCAGTGATACCAGTCGGTCCGGTGCGACCAGTTGGACCAGTTGGACCAGTTATACCAGTGATACCAGTGATACCAGTCGGTCCGGTGCGACCAGTTGGACCAGTTGGACCAGTTATACCAGTGATACCAGTCGGTCCGGTGCGACCAGTTGGACCAGTTGGGCCAGTTATACCAGTTGGACCGGTGCGACCAGTTGGACCAGTAATACCCGTATGACCGCTGTAACCAGTTGGACCACGCGGCCCAACTAAAGCAACTGGCGCGTTTAATAACCACGACGCAGCGCTATATGCTAAATTCAATAAAACAACATTATTTACTGTGGGGCCACTACCCCGCGAAATAACTTGAAAGTATGCAGTATCATTGATAAAATCCGCAATAGTCACAAAACAATTTGGAGTAATATATTTATTATTGTCACTAGGATTAAATGCATATGCGCCAGTTGCGCCAGGTTGCAAAGGAATTGACGTTGCAGAAGCCATTGTAGTTGCTACAAGAGGACCAGGGGCGCCTTGTGATCCGGTGATACCCGTAGGACCAGTGCGACCAGTTGGCCCAGTAATACCACCCGGTCCAGTAGGACCAGTTATACCAGTTGGACCAGTGCGACCAGTTGGCCCAGTAATACCGCTCGGACCAGTAATACCGGTGATACCCGTAGGACCCGTGCGACCAGTTGTCCCAGTAATACCACTCGGTCCAGTAGGTCCAGTGGTACCCGTAGATCCTGTACGTCCAGTAGGTCCAGTAGGTCCAGTAATGCCAGTAGGTCCAGTAATACCAGTAATACCAGTAATGCCAGTATATCCTATCATTCCAGTAGGTCCTGTGACACCTCCAGGTCCAGTAGTTCCTGTGGGTCCTGTCCTACCGATGGTACCTGTTATACCAGTTGGTCCAGTAAAACCAGTAAGACCTTGAGCTCCTACAAGAGATACAGGCGAATTATCTACCCATTCAACAGGAGGTATTGTATTAGTTGTTGCTATGTTTAGCAATCCTACTTTATAAATCAAACTAGGTTCCAATGGATTAGGATAAAATTCGCGAGAAGTAATTATAAAATACGCGGTGTATTCAATATAAACAGGGGTAAGAGTTACACCAGAAATTGCAATATATGCACCAGTACGCATATAATTGATTACATCGACGGAAACGATATTTATATATCCTATTCCAGTACCATTAGAAGGTATTCCAGGGGGATCTTGGGCTCCATACATAGTTGCCACAACTAATGGTCCTGGAAGGCCAATTCCAACCGGACCAGTGATACCCGTAGGACCTGTAACTCCAGCGAGACCAGTTGGACCAGTGGTACCTGTTAAACTAGCGCCAGATGGACCAGTGATACCTGTAGGACCTGTAACTCCAGCGAGACCTGTTGGACCAGTGGTACCTGTTAAACTAGCGCCGGTTGGACCAGTGATACCCGTAGGACCTGTAACTCCAGCGAGACCTGTAGGGCCAGTGGTACCTGTTAAACTAGCACCAGTTGGACCAGTTGAACCATCTAACATGTAACTAATATTATAAATACCTACAGACAAATTATCCGCTTGTCCCTTGGACATAAATTCTAACCTAATTAATACACCTGCTTCTGCTCCGGTGCCATTGGAAACATTCGATATAACTCTATAAAAGGCGTAATCATTAAAAGTATCTACTCTTCTGAGTTTAAATATATTATCAACATTAATACGTTCTAACCAAACTTTTAAATCAGATCCATATTCATCAATATAATTGATTTTTATTTGAGTTAGTGTATTATATGATGCATCCGTCTGATTGCTATCATTACCTGTTTTAAAGTTTTTAGCCGTAGGATTATTCACAAATGGGTTTGTATAATTCCAGACGGATGAATTTCCGTCTAATCCTTGTCTTCCAGCTGGCCCGGTTATGCCAGTAATACCAGTTGGGCCAGTTATACCGGTTTGGCCAGTTATACCAGTTGGACCAGTCTCACCCTTTATACCAGTTGGGCCAGTTATACCGGTTTGGCCAGTTATACCAGTTGGACCAGTCTCACCTTTTACACCGGTTATACCAGTTGGTCCAGTAACACCAGTTGGTCCAGTAACACCGGTTGGTCCAGTTTCGCCTTTTACACCCGTAATACCAGTTGGGCCAGTAATACCAGTCGGACCAGTAACACCAGCATCACCGGTAATACCCGTAGGTCCGGTAATACCAGTTGGTCCAGTAATACCAGTCGGACCAGTAACACCAGCATCACCGGTAATACCCGTAGGTCCGGTAATACCAGTTGGTCCAGTAATACCAGTCGGACCAGTAACACCCGCGGCACCAGTCTGACCAGTCTGACCAGTAACACCAGCGTCACCAGTAATACCAGTCGGACCAGTAACACCGGCGTCACCAGTAATACCAGTCGGGCCAGTAACACCAGCGTCACCAGTAATACCAGTCGGACCAGTAACACCGGCGTCACCAGTAATACCAGTCGGGCCAATAACACCGGCGTCACCTGTAATACCAGTCGGGCCAGTAATACCAGCCGCACCAGTAATACCTGTAGGTCCGGTAACACCGGCGTCACCAGCAATACCAGTCGGACCAGTAACACCGGCGTCGCCAGTAATACCAGTCGGACCAGTAACACCCGTGTCACCAGCAATACCCGTAGGTCCGGTAATACCAGTCTCACCTTTTACACCCATAATACCAGTCGGACCAGTAACACCCGTCTCACCAGTAATACCAGTTGGACCAGTAACACCAGCAGCACCAGTAATACCAGTCGGACCAGTAACACCAGCATCACCGGTAATACCTGTAGGTCCGGTAATACCAGTCTCACCTTTTACACCCATAATACCAGTTGGTCCTGTAATACCAGCTTCACCAGTAATACCAGTCGGACCAGTAACACCAGCATCACCGGTAATACCCGTAGGTCCGGTAATACCAGTCTCACCTTTTACACCCATAATACCAGTTGGTCCTGTAATACCCGTGGATCCAGCGATACCCGTTGGACCAGTTGCGCCAGTTTGCCCAATATAACCAGTAGGCCCAGTAATACCCGTTTGACCATCAATTCCAGTTCTTCCAGCAGGCCCCACAGGAACCAATGTAGTACGTATAAAAGATGGATTAGAACTTTCAAAATATAAAGATATGGAAGGCTTTGTTGGTACGTTTGTATAGGCCTTTAATCCCAATAATATTCGCGTAGTATTGTCACATAATATTACGGGCTTGTCAATATACAATGAAATGATGACTTCAGTAGAACTGGTTTGAGATGCATTTGTAATCGTTTTTATTTCAGACACTGCAAACGGGTTGGGTGAAAATACTCCAGTTGAATCTTGTGAATACAAAGTCCATTGTAAATTAATGACATTTTGAAATGCGGTTCTTACCCAAATATGCATATCCCACTTCCCAGGAGGAATAATAGTAGATGATAACAAATTTTCCACTATACCAAACTGAATCTCCGACCCTGTATAATAATCACCATTTAAAGGAATTTGCGGAACACTTGTACCTTGAATATCATCGGATATTCTTGTGGATTTAATTGTGGGGCTGCATGTCTCATACAAAACCGAATCTATATTATAAAAATTAACAGAATTAATAGTAACTATCTCATCAATATTCATAAACAACACTATTCCACCAGATGAACCTATACTTCCGGCGGGTCCAGTTGCTCCAACCTGTCCGGCTGCTCCGGTATTTCCTACATTTCCTTTAGGACCTTGAGGGCCAGGAGGACCAGGTGGACCAGGAGGACCCTGCCTTCCGGGAGGCCCAGGTTGCCCAGTTGGACCAGGTATGACGCCTGGTGGAGTTGGAGGACATTGTCTATTATTGGCTTGACAGGCTTTAATAGACTCCAAATAATTTTGGTACCCCCTATTACCACTCATTATAATATACGTAAATATATTTATAAAAAATATTTGACATAATTCTCAATAACATAATTCTCAATAACATAACATAATTATCCATAACATAAACAAATCACAATAACATCAATAAATCCATATTATTATAATTTAATAATTATCAACTATAGAATTGTCATGACTACACGTATAATACAAAAACTTCCACCTGTCCATATTATATATTAGTTTCCATACATTTATCTCCCACATTAGAGTCTTCTTTTCATTGATAATTTTTAAACTGGTTTCCTTTGTTAAATCTGCAAATTCTAACAATGATTTTATATTTCCACCAAATATACTACCTGCAAAACACCAACAGATATCCTTATACAAATCAATGTCGTAATTATAATCAGGATTCCAAATAGTTCCGATTCTAATATGAATTGGATATTCTAAATATTGTAAGCGTAATATCTTTTTAGCAAACTCTTCTTCACTAATATCCATCATGTGTTTAATCCCAAGGTCCAGCCAAATAAATTGACTGGCATTATAGTTATTTAGCTGAATGGCCTTTCTCACAAATTCTGTCTTGTAACACATGGTGAACATATATTCAATCGTATCTTTAGCAGGGTTTTTAGTATTTAAACTAAAATTTACTAACTCATCCATATGATTATACAAATAATTCGAATCTTTCACAAATGGTATAATAGTCGTGTTTTCATTTGCAAAATCTTTAAAATGATACCAGATTGTTTTGTCTACAAAAATAACCTTGTTTATTGGCACTTTTAATAATTGTTTTGCCAACATTAAATATTTGTCATATGACCTATCTGCACGATAATTAATATTCGTCATAAAAGCCGACACTATAGTTGCACCTGGTCCAGTAGTTACAATATTTTCACTCATATACATCAAAAAACATTTAAATTCACATAATATTACGAAAAATATCTAAGGTTTTATCATTTTAGCATATTAGCATATTACACTAATTAGTTATATTTTATACATTTTTCTAAAGTTAGTGTATAATACATGTCTGACACATTGTCTTTAAGATTTTTTAATTCAGGCGGAGGTTCATGGAATGTAAATCTACCTATTAGTGGAACAGATGTTGCTGTTAGTATAAATTGGGGAAATGGTACTACTAACACGAGCTTATCTAATACATATTCTGGCACTGGACCATTTATTGCCACTATTACCATCACATCCGGCAATGTAACACGATTGGGGACTGGTGGTAATTGGAATGGAAATATATATTTAACTAACGTGACTACCACAAATGCTAGCACTTGGGGATTAGGTGTTTATGTTACTTCATTTGAAAATTTATTCTTCAATTGCAATAAATTAACTTCTGTACCAATAAATATTCCTCAGACTGTAACAAATCTTTCAGGATTGTTTACCAATTGCACCATATTTAATGATACTAATATTTCTTCATGGCAGGTTAGTAATGTAACAAATATGAGTAATATGTTTGCTGGCGCAATATCCGCATTTAATCGAAACATTGGCTCTTGGGATGTTAGTCGTGTTACAAATATGAGCGGCATGTTTTCCAGCGCCGAACAATTTAACAATGGAGGTAGTACTTCTATAAATAACTGGAATACTTCCAGAGTATTGAATATGTCATTCACATTTTATGCGGCAAAGGCATTCAATCAACCCATTGGTAATTGGGATGTGAGTAATGTAACAAATATGAGTAGTATGTTTAAATTTGGATTTGTATTTAATCAAGATATTGGTAATTGGAACGTTGGTAATGTGACAAATATGAATAATATGTTCGCTAGTTCTGTTTTCAATCGACCAATTAACACATGGAATGTGAGTAATGTGACTGATATGGGGGCAATGTTTTATGGTAGCAACTTTAACCAAAATATTGGTCAATGGAATACAAGTAATGTCACTAGCATGGGTAGTATGTTTATGATTAATGGCTCTTTTGTTCAATTTATACGTTGTTGGAATGTAAGCAATGTTATTTCCTTTGGTCAAATGTTTGAGTCTTCTGGTGCAATGACTGCTAAATATGCCGGCACAACTGGATATGGTCAAACTCCAACGACCGCCTTTTTTAATGGTATAGTGGGTTTAACATTCGATGTATCTGCGGGAACGCAGGTATCTTTTCCATTTAATGGTAATCCTGCTAATCTTGGTACATTTACCATAGATTGGGGAAATGGAACAATTACTACAGGCGACTCCAGTAGTCTCAGTTTTACATATCCGAGTGCAGGAAGTTACGGAGCAGTTCTCACTGCAACGCCGATTCCTAGTAATATAGACAGCTTTGGCAGTCAGGCAAGCGTAGTAACTGGATTTCTTAATTTAACGGGTATTTATTCAAGCCAATATTCAACATGGGGGATGGGGACAAGACCCACTTTTATATCATTATACGGAGCATCCAAATTGGTATCAGTTCCCCTTACCCTACCCCTTAACGTGACTTCTACAAGAAATATGTTTTATGGCACATCCAGTTTCAATCAAAGTATTAGCAGGTGGAACATGCTATATATCCCTGATGTTATAGGTATGTTCGAGGGAGCAAGTACATTTAATCAGAACCTGAATAGCTGGTATCTTCGTTCTGCAAGTAATCTGTCAAGACTCTTTTATGGCGCAACTGCATATAATAATGGAGGAGTCACGCTTACGTGGAATACCTCAGATGTTGCAAATATGACTTCTATGTTTGAATCAGCAACCAATTTTAATGCAACTATTACTCAATGGAATGTGAGCAATGTAACAAATATGACGCAAATGTTTAAAAATGCAACGTCGTTAAATCAGAACATAAGGGGGTGGGTTGTAAATAATAATACTACATTGACAGATATGTTTTATAACGCTACAGCGTTTGTAACAAGGTATTATCCGACCACACCTGGTTACAATACCACACCCGATACTCCATTATATACATTTTTTAGTCAAGTTGCCGTACGCTATCCATGTTTCATGGAAGGAACCCAAATTTTGTGTTTCAAGAACAATAAGGAAATATATCGCCCTATCCAAGAATTGCGAAAGGGAGATTTAGTAAAAACTATATCAAACGGATATTTGCCTATTTACATGATTGGAACAAGTGAATTCAAAAATCCTGGACATAATGCGCGTGTTCCAAATAGATTATATAAATACACTTCTGAAAAATACCCCGAATTATTTGAAGATTTATATATAACCGGATGTCACTCCATATTGGTGCCTTTTCTTACGGATGAGGAGTGGGATAATACAAAGGAATTGTTGGGTGATATTTTCGTAACAGATAATCACTTTCGTTTAATGGCGTGCTTAGATGAAAATGCAGAGCCTTATTGCAAAGCAGCATATATTAATATTTATCATATTGCTTTAGAGAATACCAGTTATTACATGAATTATGGTGTGTATGCAAATGGTCTTTTGGTAGAATCTTGTTCAAAACGATATTTAACGGAGTTGTCAAATATGAGAATATTAGGTGAGGCAGATACTAGATTAAAAGACAACGTTCTTGCAATGAACACAAAATACAATAGTAATATTGCAGTCGTTTAACTCTCTCTGTTTCCCAGTTTCTTTTGTACGAGGCGTAGTGTAACATTTACATAATTATACATGTAAATGTTATAGTATTATCATTTTCGGCGCATAGTGGCCTTTCGTCGCCCCTTTTTGTTTCGTCTTCTCGTATATTTACCTTTTGATTTAGATGATTGTGCTAGTCCTTGGGTTGATGTTTTTGAGAGAAATTTATCGTAAATAAGCGTTTTGTATTTCTTATAATACGTTTCCATCTTTCTCTCATCGATTAACTTGTTTAATTTCGTAATTTCTCGAAACATCGGCGCATTTTTGTTCGGCTTTATTTGTGCGCCAACGTCTTTAAAGGTAAGCGATGGAGTTTTATGAATGATATTGTCTGACGGAATATCGTAATACTCTGTATATGTTTTATCAAAAGATCCATATTTCATGTTGGATTTATCAAGGTCTAACAAGGCGACCAATTTGTTTAGATTTGCTTCACTTGTGCAATCGATTTCCATGTAAATTGGCAACCCCGGAACGATATCAAAAGTTATTTCGTGAGCTAGCGGATGACTCCACTTCTCTCTCATTGTCTCCTGATAAGACTTCTCTTCAATGCCTATAGCTTTTAAAAACTCACAACCTTTTTCAAATGACTCATTAATGGTAACCTCGCGTTCCTCGGGGAATTTCTTGTCGTTAAATATTTTTGTAGTCATGGTAATCTTTTTTCCTTCGTCCCTGATACGTACAAACCCAGGCTTATCTCCCTTTTCTTCACATCTTTTGAAAATGAGCCGATAAAATTTGAGTGGGTCGTGTACCTTCGTTGCGCCGTTCTCTCTTAGTTTCTTTTTTATAAATGTAATATCAATGTTTAAAAATTTGGCTTCAAATTCTTTGGGCATATTTTGCGATTGCTATATATAGTTGATTTTATAATTTTGAAGAAAATAAAATTATAGCAAAGTGTTATAATTTTATTAGATGTAAAGGTCTAACGACGTTTGATATTTTTTCTAGTTTTTCTTTTCAATGTTCGTTGCTTACGATTTTTTTTGTTATTACGCGTCATTTTTTTAGCTGGCTTTCGGCGTCGTATGATATTGCGTGTACCATCAGAGCTAGAGCTTGAACTTGAACTAGAGCTGCTGGAGCTGGAGCTAGAACTAGTACTATCTCCCGACTTCGATTTCGATTTACCCTTGAACTTAATAATCGGTTTTTTTACCTCGCCTGGTTTATATACCAAAAAATTCTCATCATAAATTCTAGTGCCACGTTTCTCTCTCAACTCTTTCATCTTGTCTGCTTTATGTGCCCGCATTTCTTCCAAACTTTCTTGATGTCCATAACAAGTAATAGTAAATCGTCGCAATAATCCTTTTTGCGATAATCTATTTTTTTCTTGTACATCAAACAAAAATTGCGCCATACAAAGAATTCTATCACTATAACTCTCTGCAAAATTATTCCCGTATCCATAAAGAAAGGCCAAATAAAAACTGAGCATAGTATCAATCGTCGCGACTTTAATCTCTTTCTCTCCATCATCAATCGTATTGTAGCTGTGGCAGCCAATCGTCGCATAAACGTAGGCAATCGTATCCTTGCCAACCTTCACTTCATAATTCTCAGGAATGACTTCTCCAATGGCTTTGTGGTGTTTTATTTGCACATTTTTAATATCACTATCAATAAGACGTTCCCTTAATATTTCCGCAGTCGTCTTGGGGTCAGTAGAGAGAACATCAAAATCAGGGACATTTTTGAGTTTCTTTTGTAGTTTTGCAGGCATATATTTGGAATATAACGCAACGGCATATCCGCCAAAAAATACTGCCGACTGATTGATTAATGTATCCTTTGTAATATTAAATATCTCTTCTGCTTCATCAGGCGAAGCCTCCATGGGTCGCTGGAATTCAATGTCATTACATTTGACATTTTTCATAGGGTAGTATTTATTCAAAAGGCGCAACCGCTTATATACCTTTTCCCAACGCCCAGTATCTCCCGCAGGCCGACTCAACTCTAAATACATGGACATGCGCAAAAAATTGGGCGGCGTATATAAAATTCCATTGACGCGCAATCCATCCTTTTTAATAGCATTGAACAATTGTCTGGGTAGATAGGTAATGTCCGCAACGGGTATAAACTGCACAAATACCTTGTAGGTACCGAAATGCTGGCCTGCCTTGGCTTCCACTTGTTCAAACCCCTTGCTGTGATAAATATCCGCCAATTCTTTTGCATCGTCCATTGCATTGGGAGAGAAAAAGTCATAATCAGGAATTTCGGTTTCTTCGTCATAAAATTGCTCGTCCTTGGGTAAAATATTATTAATGGCAATCCCGCCATAAGGAATCAAACCCTTTCGCTTGATAAAATCCGCGACGATGGTGGTCATGGCTTGTATGCTGGGCGACGAGACAACCCGTTTTGCGATTTTTTCTTGTGCTAAATCAACCGACATGCGGAGAATCGCCAATTCACATTCTTCAAACGTCATTTTATTATCGCATATTTTGTTGGCTTTCATCTGGTTGTTATATTATATATACAAAAATATATTGTCTCGTTTCCACTAAAATAAAATTGAAACGTATTTGTTTATAACTAATATATACAACTAATATACCATCAATATGGCAACGAATCAAGATAAAGCAGTAAGTTGGATGTTACATGCCCTCAAAATCGTGTTGGGGGATGAAAGCATCCGCAGATATATCATCTTGTATTATTATCCAACAATAACCAACCCATCCAAAAAATGTATCCGCACATTTGACGCGTTTGTGGAGTCAGCAAAAAAACGCGAAGAAAAGGCAAATGAAATAAGAAAATACTGCAATAAAATGAGTAGAAAACCAGACATGGTTGTATTCACTGCGTCAAACATCCAGCGAACAAAATGCGACAATGAAACCCATTTTCAAAGTTATATCATCAACAATACTACAAAAAAGTTGAGCGTTATTGACCCAGCATACGATTCGAGCAAGGCAGAATACAAGGGTATTTACGCCGCAGAGATTTCGTTGGATGTTATCATTCCCTGCTTTGAGAGAAAGGGGTACAAGACAGAATTTGTCTCTCTTACAACTCCTGCCCAAGTTGATGTAGGAGACGTATTTTGCCAATCTTGGACGCTATACATATTGCTTGCAAAGCTCAAGCAAAATGAATATTTTAAAAACAACGTATTTGAGGTACCAGAGGACCAGCTAGACAAGTATGACATGCTTCTCTCCTTTTATCATCAAATCTTTACGGATATGCCTGAGTTGCGCGAGAATTTACACGTAGAATATGAGGGTGAAATATTGGAGAGTCGCGGTCCAAATAGACTAACTAAATCGGAAAAAGAAATATTACTGAAATTTGATCCGGTTGATTTGTTGTTGGGGCTCACTAAATATGAAATGAAAAACTAAAACGAAAACAAAAACAAAACAAAAACGGGCAGAGTAGTGCCTTTTTTTATGCGATTTATTTTATATTTTGAAGTTGTATAACCCGCTGGGATCGTCTAATGGACGCGCTGCATAAGACAACTTCGGGTTTGGTGGCGGTGGCGCAGGAATTGTCACAGGTATATATCTCAATTCCACAGGTTTCAAAGAGAACGCGTGTCCCGTCGTATCAAAGAATGCCGTGTCTTCCGCAAGATTACTATCTTGTTTTTGATATCGCATCGCAACCATTTGACAGCCCAATGCTCTAGATAACAAACTTCCAGGGTTTTCAGGATTGGCGCCATCATCAGGTAAAACAATCGACATATTTTGTTTGTTATATGTTTTCATCTCATCAATATCGGGTGTATATTTGACGCCATTTGTAAATTTGAGTGTCCGCATAAAAACCGAATTACTTGTCATATTGACATATTCCTTAAAAGCTTTGTTTTCCATAAATGCGGTATTTGATTTATCCACTATGACGACTATTTTGCCAGTTAGATCCAATAATGGCACGTTTCCTAAATTTTTACCGGAATTTTCGAAACTATATTTCTTACCCAATAAATAATCGTTCATCCCTTCAAATAGACCAGCAATTCGCGTATACATTTTTTGATTATTGCTCATGATTCGCAAATGAATTATGATAGGGTCATTTGGATTGGGGGCGGTGCTAGTAGAATATGCAAAATTTTTAAATACCGATAGTACTTCAGCAAACTTGACATAGTTGAATGTGTCCTTTACATAAAAGTTATTTCCGAGAGAGGTTGCGACCACGGGTTCGTTATCAATGGAATATATTTCAAAATCAAACCCGCGAACTCCTTGTTTAAGAAGGTCTTTTAATACACATGTGGAAACCGCATCATTTTCATAGTACCCAACACTACAAGCATTATAAGCCGTTTTAATGTAATAATCTTTCAACGTATAGGTATAATTATTAGGAGTATCTTTGATTTTACTTTGGTTCGTTGTAATGGAACTAATTTTGCCATTGATAGATGCATATATAGTATCAAGTGATTTACATCCACTGGCTTCTAAATTGTTTACGTAATCCCATCCCAAAATTGCAATAACAACTCCAATAGTAATTAGTACCACCACAATAGTATAAAATATCGAATCATCCATATCTGTTATAAATATATATTATATTATTGAAAATAAAAGAGTTAAATAATATTATTATATATTAATAACGACATGGCTGGAGGATTATTATCACTTATAAGTGAAGGACAACAATCAATTATATTGTATGGAAATCCCTCAAAAACTTTCTTCAAGAGTACATATTCTAAAATAACCAATTTTGGCATGCAAAAGTTTCGCGTCGATTATGAGGGTGCGCGAACATTAAACCTAACTGAGGAATCTACCTTTACATTCAAGATACCTAGATATGCCGATTTATTGATGGACAGCTACATCTCAATAAACATGCCTAATATTTGGTCACCGATTTATCCGCCTGTACCTGAAACTGGAAATAAATGGGCGCCCTATGAATTCAAATGGATAGAGAATCTGGGCACAAAAATGATAAGTCGTATATCTATTACATGCGGAAATCAAAAACTACAAGAATTTTCAGGCGATTATTTACAGGCACAAATTGAACGTGATTTAAATGGAACAAAGCGTTTATTATTAAATGCTATGAGTGGTGGAAATGAATCTATGAATGACCCAGGCAATAGTGGTTCGCGTGTCAATTCTTATCCAAATGCATTCTATACCTCGGCAAATGCTGGACCAGAACCATCTATCCGTGGGCGCACTATTTACATTCCACTGAATGCTTGGTTTTGCAATAAAACCCAGCGCGCATTTCCGCTCATCGCGTTGCAATATAATGAATTGCATATTCATATCACCTTTCGCCCGATAAATCAGTTATTTACTATACGCGACGTGTTCGACCCATTTTATAATTATCCTTATGTGGCGCCTAATTTCAATTTAGAACATATGCAAATGTACCGATTTGTCCAACCGCCACCAGACATTTCATTAAACTCCGCTGCATACATTGACAGACGTGCTGTATGGAACTCAGATATACACTTGAATTGTACATATTGTTTTCTCTCGAATGATGAATCTAGATTATTCGCCGCGAATGAACAAAAATATATATTTAAGCAAGTGCATGAGAATATTTTCTACAATGTAACGGGACCCAACAAGGTTCAACTTGATTCACTTGGATTGGTGTCGGATTATTTGTTTTATTTCCAACGAAGCGATGCAAACTTGCGGAATCAATGGAGTAATTATACGAATTGGCCGTATAACTATTTGCCATCTGATTTAATTTTAGCCCCGACGGATGGTTCATATAATGTGATTGAATTAGATCCAAGCGGCGATCCCATTGAGGTTCCAATTGGCCCTGGTGTAAATCCTGATGGATATCAAACGGGTTTGATGCTAACCGGTAATTATAATAGCCAAAACACTCGCGGAATTTTACAGCAACTCGGTATTCTCTTTGATGGCGAGTACAGAGAGAACATGCAGCCTGAAGGCGTGTATAATTATATTGAAAAATATATTCGTACTCCTGGGTTTGCGCCGTTTGGGTTATATTGTTACAATTATAGCATGAATTCAGGTGCATTATTTTCCGATAATCAGCCCGCGGGTGCAACGAATATGAATAGATTTAATACGATTGAACTGGAGTTTAACACAACTATTCCTGCACTAGACCCGCTTGCACAAGTTCTAACGATTTGCGATCCGAACTCTGGAGAGATTATTGGAATCAATAAACCAACATGGCGAATCTATGACTATAATTTCGACTTGCATTTTTTTGAAGAGAGAATCAACATGGTTACTTTTGTGGGCGGTAATTGCGGATTGATGTATGCGACATAAGCAATATATTTTAGTCAAAATATTTATCCGTGTGTAAAAATATTATATTGTATTATTATCTTTTAATAATATAATAACGAAGAATGAATCACCAAAATATTTTAATTGGCGCGTATGTTTGTTATGTTATTCTTCAAATGTATGTTGTGAAAAATTATATATTAGATTGGCAGTCCTTAGTAAAAGGAAAAAATGTCGATCAAATGAAATATAATTTAGCTAATAAGAATGAATTGGTGGGCGCATTTACAAAAGAAGTAATATCTAGGATGAAAATGTTAGAGCATATGAGTTATGTGGATTGGCTTGCTTATAATAATAAACATCCAATAGTAAATCACGGAGGATATGAATATGAAATTTCTATCTTTGAAAGATCAGTAAATTCCCTAGAAAATTATTTAAGTAATAGTCATTATACATTAAGAGCAAATAGAAATAAGGAACATTTAGGATTATCAAATAACGATTTAATCAGACAAACCAATTATGCTTTTTTATTTAGTTTATTCCAACCTAATATTGATTTTCTTGAAACTATTTTTAAAGGTCCGCGATATGAAGATAACAACAACATATATGCGCATTATACCATGGACTCTACTACGTATCGTGCAGTGAAAACAAATGTTGTTACTGGTGTTTGGAAAAAAGAATTAGATAGTGAACGTGTTTTTGAAGGTGTTATATTACTTGAATATAGCTTAATAGACGTGGAAATACAATATTCAAATAAATATTTTGAGTTTATGGAAATGCCATTTATTGTAATCGTTAGTATAGCAACTATATTAGCATCGCTACTTTTATACCACGCTTCAGGTCAAAATAATTTTTGGATGTCATTATTATTTTTATCCATATTAAATATTTATATAACAACGTTTATAAATACAAGAGAAGGTGTGACTACGCTAGATGTAGAGAACAATAAAGTAAAAGATATAAATGATGGTATATTAAGTATATCATTTTTGGCGGCAGTAAATATATATATATTGCAAACCTTGAAAGAAATAAAAGACCATCGTAATTTACACAATGAATCTGCTTTCTTATTCACGTTGGCGCTAGTACTATTATTATTTTCATTGTATAAAAAATCAAATTACAATAAGATAGACGATATTCGCACCCATAGAATAGAAAAACAATTAATGTATAACATGTCTATTTTTGTTAATTTATTTATATTGTTCAACTACTTAGTCTACGTTGCTAGAGACGGGAATATACTCAAGACTATTGGCACATATTTAAAAAATACTTTGTAAAATTCGGTAGTATAATTCGTTATGATATATCATGTTAAAATTATGATATATTATATTATAATTGAACCGCGTGCTCGTGTTTATTGTAAATAAGCATTTGACGCGAGCGGTCCATTTTCCGTAAATTGACCAGATAAGCTGTATCTAGGGGGATAAGATGGCAGATTTGTCAAAGTAGCTGGTGGTTTATAAACTTCATCGTACAAACTTGTTCCTTGATCAAATTCAGGCCTCCACATATCGACGCCTGTATTATATGCTGGCGGCGGTGTAAATTTATCAGAAGGCTCAATTAGTTTAGCGCGTGTTCCTACGTCCGTGGTTAATTCCGAATAATTAGGAGTAAGATAAGAATATTTTCCAGCGTCATCTTCTCCTTGCACGCTGTTTGTTTCAAGAAAGGTCTTTGATAATTCGCCGGTGCTTGGCTGACAGCCATAACAATCAACGTCACTTAGGCATCTCTCTCCAGTAATAGAGCATTTACCATAAGGACCGCACATATTTTTACAGCTATATGTTGTATTAATCGGCAAATTTACTGTATGTGTACGAGCTTGGTCTGGATTAGTCAAGCATTCTACTACATATTCCTTTGTTAGTAATAAATGCATCCATTTATTTAGTCCAATAAATAATAGTACGCATATTAAGGCAAACATAATAAACATAGGCAGTTTCAACGGCTTCATAGTATTTGTCATATTGTATATTATATAATACGAATATTAATTATTTGAGATTTGGGTATTGTGTAGGTAATTTTTATATCAATTTAATATAACAATATATGGCACAAACAACTGAAGATAATCAACCCGACTCGGCAATTGACCGAGCCAGAAATAAAGAGACCGCGCAAAAAAAAGAGATTAATTGGTCTGGATTGGGTAAAGACGTGCTTAATTTCTTGTTAAAATTAATAATTATATTTTTAATTGGTTCTAGAGTTGTTTTTGCATGTAAAGTTGCCCAAGCGAATATTTTACCAACGGATTTGGATTGTATGCCTTATACACCAGCAGCAAGCAAGGACGATGAATCCCCTAAATATGAAACGAATACACCTGAAGCAAATATAGATGTTAGCTATGTTTATAATAAAGACAAAGAAGGATACAAGGAATATGCAACTAAAATTGCTTTTGAAATAAACGAGTTTTCAAGAAAGAGTTATTTGATTGATAAGATAAGAAATATAGAATACAACCCAAAGGTTAATCCTATGGTAAAATATTTATGTGTTGTTATTCAGAATCTATTTGTATTTTACTACGGAATCACCAACAGCTTATTTAATTTTATGAATAGCAATTTGAACGAATCATTTATAATATTGCTAGGTCCATATTTATTGAAATATTTATTGGTTATCATTTATCCAGTAAGCATAGTGGTAAGCATTATTTTCTGTCTGCTAAATCTTGGGTGGCTTATGAAATCAAATAAAAACAATGATACTGAATATAAACATAAAAGTACTACTGAACCCGTTTGGAGGCCATGCGACCCGTTATCAAGTTTTTATAACTTTTTCGGAACTATTATTTATCTGTGGATTGGATTCTTTTTGGCAACTGCATTGTCGCTTTCTCCTATACCTGCAATAATCAGTTTCATGTGTTTATTCGCGCCATTATTTATGAAAGCCAAGATAGTTGAGACAGATCCCGAATCAGGAGAGAAAAAGGATATGAAAGACAACCCGATATACGGATTCCGTAGTTCGATAAACGGATTGATTGAATCCAAGTTGGACGTCTTCATGTTCCTATTCTGCGTTTTTACAACGTATGCAACTTATATGAATTCGACCGATATAAAGGCCCCCATATTTGTTGCTCTTGCGAGTATATGGTTTTTGTATAAAACTATGAAAAATAAAGAGCCGCCGCAAATGGCCAGTCCCAACATGGCGTCATATGAGAGAAATGAAAAGTTTTGCCCCGAGAGAAAACCAACTCAAGCGGAGTTGGACGCAATCGCTCGCGATGAGCAAGAAGATAAGGCTAAAAGTAAAGAAGATCATGACAATGGTTTTATCAGCAGGGTAATTGCTTTTTGGATCGGTGTTTGGACATGGTTTCCAATGATGATTTATAAATTTTGGTTAAAAGTATATGACTCTTTGTTTGGACCAGATAAGCCTTGTCCAGCGGGAGGCGAAGCTCAACCCCAACCTGAACCGGAGCCTCAGCCAGAACCTCAACCCCAACCTGAACCGGAGCCTCAGCCAGAACCTCAACCCCAACCTGAGTTACCTCCACAACCCGAACCCACAAGGGTTGGAACCGCGACCCCTGTTCCAAATCAGGTACCATTGAATGAACAACCTGTTGGGGCACCTCAGGCACCAGAAGAACCACTCGCAACGCCTCAGGCCACAGAACAACCTAATACCGGACTAAATGGTGGCGGTAGAAGGAAACAAGATTTACTCCGCAAAATAAAAAACTTAACAAGGTCGTTGAAACGTCGTTCGTAATAAAATGTCAATAAATAAGATATAAATAGTTATGCTTTAACTATTTATAGGTAATGGTAAAAAAAGGAAAACAACCGCTAAGACCTCTTGTTAGTATCTGCACACCCACATTTAATAGACGCCCGTTTTTCCCATTTATTATTAAATGTTTTGAGAACCAAGATTATCCAGCGGACCGGTTAGAGTGGATTATTATAGATGATGGCACCGACTCCATTGAAGATCTTGTAGCAGGCATCCCTCAAATCAAATATTTTGGGTACAAGAAGAAAATGAGTCTCGGAGAGAAGCGAAACCTTATGCATGAAAAAGCCCGCGGTTCTATACTGGTTTATATGGACGACGACGACTATTATCCGCCAAATCGTGTAAGTCACGCAGTGGAAACATTAGAAAAGAATCCTCATGCCTTGTGCGCAGGTTCAAGCGAAATGTACATTTATTTTAAGCACATACAGAAAATGGTTCAATTTGGACCTTATGGACCAAACCACGCGACGGCAGCAACCTTTGCATTTCGTCGTGAATTATTGAGCCAAACAAAATACGACGATGATGCTGCGGTCGGCGAAGAAAAACAATTTTTGAAAAATTATACGATTCCGTTTGTTCAGCTCGACCCAATGAAAACTATTTTAGTATTTTCGCATGTGCATAACTCGTTTGATAAAAAAGTATTATTAGATAAACCAAGCGATTTTGTGAAAGAGTCCAGCAAAAAGGTAACTGATTTTATTAAAGACGATACGATATTACGTTTTTTTATGAATGACATTGACAAACTATTGGACTCATATGAGCCTGGTCGTCCAGAAAATAAACCAGATGTTGTGAAACAAATCGATTCATTAACAAAATCACGGCAGCAGATGGAACTACAGATGCAACAAATGCAACAACAAATGCAGGCGCAAATGCAACAACAAGTTCAACAGGTTAAAATGCAATATGAAACACGAATCGCCCAACTAACTACAGAAAATCTTACGTTGAAAGATAAGGTAGAATATTTGACTAAAAAGATGTCCGATATCATTCAAAAACAGATTGAGCAAAAAAAGAAGTTTGATGATGTATATGGAAATTGCAACCTAAATAAAATCACATGAAATCTCACATAAAACTTCATATAATCTCTCACATGAGACCCCCTTACATTATATTATCGTCTATACTTTCCGTTTCGGTGTATTCGATACCAACAGCATCCTCCTTGATATATTTATCTATATATCTATAAATTCGATTAATATCTAGTTTTGTAATCTCGCAATTATCAAATATTTCCATAATTTCAGAATTAATATCATCTTGTTTGCTTCTTAAATCTAAAAAAAAGGAAAATAAATCCTTTTTATCCATAGCAAGTTGGTGGCACAAGATTTGAATAAAGGTCGAATTATTATATTCCGTCGAGTACTTTGTTAATACTTTTGTGAATCGTATTTCACCCGGACTATACTTTGTTTTCTTCTTCGAAGAGGTTGAATTTAATAATGCTTCGTGGTAAATTTTATTGCTGTGAAAAGTTTTTATAATTGAACTCATCTCATTAAACTGCCAAATTTGTTTTTGAAATGTGATGCGGTCGATGTAATCCGCAAAACAAATATTTTTCAAAAGTTTCAAATATAACGGAATATACGCGTTCGGGACCATTTTCGTAAATGCATCTGCAATGTTTTCATGCCACAAAAGCCCCACAATAGTGCGGTCAGTTTCATTCATCATAGTGCCGTGTTCTTGAATCGGGTACTGCTTATTAATTAAATTTTTTGTGATTTGTTTTGTATCATCATTATACGACTTCATTTGAAAAATATTTTGGATAATCTCACTCGTCAATACATCCTGCTTATTTTTATAAATATTGAAAATGGTATTTAATTTGCGCAAATCATTTTGAACAAATTCATTGATATGTGGAATAATCTTATTGTCAATGTCTGGCATAATATGATTCACGATAGTATTAATTTGTTGCGCATTAGGGACTTTTAACTCAACCGAATTACACACCTTCATTAGCTCCTTGATTTTTTTGTCCATGTGATAATTGCTTATACAAATGATGGGGACCATAGTCATTTCTTCTTGCTTTTGTTTCTTGGTCTTTTTGGGTCGAATCAATTTAATTAACGTATTAATGCCCCCCTTGTCTCCATTATTCATGCCGTCAATCTCGTCCATAACGATGGCAATCTTTTTTATTTTTTTATGAAACATGCTCATGATATTTTTATCAGACATGTTATGTTTCGTAATCGTATCAATAACCAATTTATTTCGTATATCTCCCGCGTCATATTTGATAACATCATAGTCCAGCTCTTTTAATATTTTCATAACAAATGTTGTTTTCCCGCAACCAGGACTACCATATACGTATATACCTTTTTTGACAAGCGGGTCGTGTTTATTGGCTTCAAATGTAGAGAGAAGTTGCTTCACATTCTTTGATTCATCTTCGCGATTTAATATATTATTGAGGTTTAGATCATCCATGATATATGTTCAATATTCTTTTTATGTTTTTTGTATTAATAATGTTAAATTTACGTCCTTGAACCTTTAGAGCTATTTATTTAGCATTATTATTGACACGAAAAAATATTACATTGAATAGCAACGCTACACTACACTATGCGACTTATTTAGTTATGCATGGGTTGGGCACTCCATATGTAATCCCATCCCAACTGACTTTATTCTTATTCGCCCAAGTATATTTTATACAAGGACCATTACTACCGCTATAAATCGGTAAACTAAAATCCATAGGAGATGTGGCTAAACCAATATTGTCCTTTTTTGCATTTACTTCGCATTTCGAACCTCCAGCTCCTCGGTCTAGCCAATAATCTGGACAATCACCCGTGACTGGCGGCCAGGTTTGCTTATTTTGAGACATATTAATATTTATACCAATTACTATTAAGATAATTAAAAGAATAACAATCGCCAACGTTAATATTATAGATTGCACAGTCGCCATATATAAATTAGAAAGAATATATTTTTTTGTTTTATATTATATAATGAACAAGGTTAGTAATGGTAGAATAGATATACAGAGTCCTGACACAAGGTCTCTTTTTAATATGTACGATAAAATCCCCGCCCATCAATGTACTACCTATAGAAACCCGCTCGAAGGTCAGTGGGATGATAGTACTTTATCAAACGCATATTTCTCTAAAGAAAATATACAAATAATTCAAAATGGTATTCGTGCAGGAGTGTATAAACAATCCAATAACCAATATGTAGTTGCACCCCAAGATTGCGATAGTTTAAAAATCGTTATGCGCTCTATATTTCTTCAATATTCAGCCAATCTTCCTGGCAATATTTCGAGTCAAATTGAAGCGTTAAATCAAATGGTTTTGAATTTTTGCATACAACAGGTTTATAGCGAAGCAAAAGGTTATATGAAATACCTCAGCGACGCCAGCAATATGTACGTCCCCATCGCCCATCCTATTCTTGCAAAAGACGACGACAAAGAATTGGTATTGAAGCCTTGGTTCTAAATCTAGTCGTCAGACACAAGCAATGTCTTGGTGGTTTTAGCCTTGCCTGTCTTCTTAACCTTTTCCTTTGCAACACCTGACATGCTTCTTTGGCGCTCTTCGGTATATTGAATATACACAGAACGCAATGTCTCCAGTTCAGTCAGCCACATTGTTTGTATTGTGGTTGACTGAATCCTTTCCAATTCGACCACCTTGTCCCCATGTTCCTTCAACAACTTGGCTACATTCTCCTCCGTCACACTATCCATCGCCATCTTTGTCAAATATTTGAAATCCGTGTCCTTACCCAGTTGGTCATATCCTTTATTTAACAGCATTTCATGCACATATTCCTTCGTCTTTTTGCGCAAGTCAATCGTGTCGTTAATCACCTCTTGAATATACTTGGCCTTGTTTGACAATAACGAAACGTCTTGTGAAATCGCCTTCATCAAATAGGTCTTGCGCGTTTCATACAACTCAAGTCTGGTTGTGTAGTAGTCATCGATGATATCCGTTACATTTGCATATTTCTTCAATTTGTCGTTCGCGTCGAACAAATGCATATTACTGCTGGAACTTGTCGTATATAACTTCAACGTCTTTTCCAAAGCATTGCACCCGTGGTCCGTCGCAACGGACGACAATTCGGCGAGCTGACCCTTATTCAATTGAATGATAAAATCTACGCTCGTATCTTTACACATGTCATCAAAATCCTTTATGATCGGCGTCACCTTTTTGCCAGTCGCATCCGACGTCTCCGTCAAGGACTCCAAGTGCGCTTTGAAATCATCGGTCCATAACCCAACCGGCAATTCCGTGACACGAATCTTATCCACTCCAATCGTTTCATACTTTCCCTTTATTAAATACTTGCTGCTACCAGCAGAAGCCTCTGAAATTCTTGAAATCGTGCCTTGAAATCCCTCATAGTATGGTGTAAAGTCCGCACAAGATGTCGCCTCCAGATTGTTTAACAACTTGGCCTTTAAATAATCAATAATGTTGATCGGATTATAACACATAATATCTGTGCTGAAGCCTGTGCCGATGCCTTTTGTTCCATTTACCAATACCATCGGAATAATCGGCGCATAGAACAACGGCTCTACTATCTGTCCATCATCATCCAAATATTTCAAGATGTTGTCATCCACCGCTGGGAATATGGATCTTGTAATATTATTCAAGAATGTAAAGATGTATCTTTCAGACGCACTATCCTTACCGCCCTGCAATCTTGTGCCGAATTGACCACTCGGAACCAAGAGATTAATATTGTTTGAACCCACAAAGTTTTGCGCCATACCGACTATCGCCGCATTCAAAGACGCCTCACCATGATGATATCCCGAATGCTCCGAGACATAGCCAGTAAATTGCGCAACCTTGATTTCCGTATGCAGGTTTTTCTTAAACGCTGAATACAGAATTTTACGCAAACTAATCTTCAATCCGTCCATCAGATTGGGAATACTTCTGTCGCAATCATATTTGGAAAAGTGGATTAGTTCCTTGTTGATAAATTCCGTATAACTGACATTTTCTTGAGCCGTATCCAAATAACTTCCGCGATCATATTCGCCCAACCAATCCTTTCGGTCGTCCGCTCGCTTTTTGTTGAACACCATGTCAATCGCATCGTCGCTTTCTGCTCCAGTGTGTTGGAACCCCACGATTTTCTTCTTTTCAAAATACTCGCGAAACTCCTTTCCGGTGCTTGTGCCTAGACCCTTGTAATATTTAATATTCCAGCTCATATCCTGATTGTTCGAGGCTTCCAACCATGCATCATATTCGCCGTTATTATAAAACACCAATTCCTTGTTGCCCTTGCGCGCTTTCAAAATGGGCGTGTTCATGAATCCGATGAATCCAGGAATCGTCGCTAAGCTCGGCCATACGGACTGAAACAAGTTGATGCCCAGACCCTTGATATGACTGCCATCCAAATCCTGATCTGTCATGAACAAGACCTTTCCATAACGCAACGACTTGTGCACGTCCTCAATGTCTTTATAATGCTTGCCTGTTTCTAAACCTAAAATCTTCTTGATTTCGGTAATCTCTTTATTATCCGTAATCTTTTTGGTGGTCTCGCCACGTACATTCATAATCTTACCCTTCATCGGATACACGCCAAATATGTTGCGGTCTTCAGACGAAAGCCCCGAAACTATTCCCGCCTTGGCTGAATCACCCTCACAAAAGATGATGATGCATTGTCTAGACTTGTCCGTTCCCGCCCAATTTGCATCAATCAGTTTTGGAATCCCGCGAATGTGCTTACTTTTTGTGCCGTCCGTTTTCTTGGCGGCCTTGTTTTCCTTCACTTCAGTCAGCGCGCACGCCGCATCCATCACACCCATCTTCGCCAGCTTTTCAATGAACTTGTCGCTGACCACACAAGATGAGCCGAACTTTGCGCTTGGTGTGTTCATGAAATCTTTGGTCTGGCTGTCAAACGCTGGATTCTCAATATCACAACGCAAGAACAGAATGAGTTGCTCCTTGATGGCGTTTGCATTCACAACTATCTTCTTTTTCTTTTCAATAAACGCGGACAATTTTCTGGTGATTTGATTCAAGATATATTCCACATGCTTGCCGCCTTTGCTCGTGTTGATGCCATTTACAAACGAAACTTGCTGGAACTCGTGCTCGGCGCTTAGACCAACGGAATATTCCCAGCGTTCGTTGTCTGCAACTTCATATGCACGCGGATTATCCTCTTTGGGTCCAAGATACATGTCCACATATTGCTGGAAATTCTTCACGGGAACAGCAGTCCCGTTGTACTTAACCTTGAGCGCCTTATCAGTCACCGCCGCAATGTCGTGCACACGCTTTTTCAAAAGCCCAATCATATCTAGTGATAGACCCGCAATACCTAATCGTTGATAATCAGGCTTGAAGGTAATTTTTGTATAAGGTTTGTTTTTGCATTTGGTAACACTTGGCTTTCCGATGACGTCCAGATTGTTTGAGAACGTTTGAACATACTTGAGTCCGCGCACATGATCGATCGTCTCAATGGAACCGCACGTCGACCAAATGAGAACCAACTTGAATCCGAATCCGTTCTTACCGCCAACAATCTTTTTCTCGGATTTGTCGTAATTTGTACTGGTGCGCAAGTGTCCAAAGATTAGCTCGGGAATCCAAATGTTGTATTCAGGGTGCATAGCCACATCGATTCCATTTCCGTCATTAATCATGACGATTGTTCCATCCGCTTGAATATCAATGTCAATATACGAGACGGGAATCGCGTTCGGTTGCTTATTTGCAACGGCCTGCAGCATGCGCACCACGTGGTCGCGACAATTCACGATGCCTTCATCAAACAGCTTGTATAGACCCGGAACATACCTGATATTCTTTAGAACAATTTTTTGTGTTTCTTCATTCAATATCCACATATCTGTATCCACCTCCTCGACAGAACCAATATACGTGTCGGGATTGGCCAGGATATGCTCCTTGTCCGTCTTTTGCTGATACTTTTGTGAGAGTTCTTCGTTTTGAGTAGCCGCCATCTTATTAATTATGTATAGTACTAAATAATTAATATTAATTTCAATTTTAAAACATATTCAAACTTTCAATCGTCGATTTTAAATAAAAATGAAATAAAGAATAAAGTATAACCGATAATATATATAACATGCCATTCGGTTCTGTTTACAAAATAGTTTTCCCTAATGGAAAACATTATATTGGTCTAACGACTCGTTCATTAGACCAACGACAAAAAGAACATAAATGTTCAGCACAATCTTGTGATACAAAATGTCTGTATAATGCTTTAAGATTCTATAAAATGGAAGATATTTTTGAACTTATAGAAATAGACACAGCAGATACATTAGAAGAATTATGTAAGAAAGAAATTCATTACATTCAAGAGTACAATTCATATTATAAGGATAATGGATATAATATGACGTATGGAGGAGAGGGAACCCTTGGTTATGTTCATACAGAATCCCAGAACCAACAACAGAGTGAAAGACAGCTAAAATATTATGAAGAAAATCCAGAAGAAAGAGAAAAAATGAAAGTAATAAGCCAAACATTTTGGAATAAACCAGAGTCAAAAGAAAAAATGTCTGAAATAAGATTAATTAGTCATAACAGACCTGAAGTAAGACAACATATAAGTGAAGGAGTAAAAAAATATTATGCAGAAAATCCAGAAGCAATACAACAAATGAGCGAACAACAGAAAAAACAAATGGAAAATCCAGTAGCAAGACAAAAAATTAGTGAAGGGTTAAAAACATATTATGAAGAAAATCCAGAAGCAATACAAAAAAATAGTGAAGCACAGATAAAATTTAATAAAGACAATCCAGATGCTGGAAATGAACATAGTAAAAAAATGATACAATTTTATAAAGACAATCCAGAAAAAAGACAACAAATGAGTGAAATAAAGATAAATTTTAATAAAGACAACCCAGAAGCTGGAAGGGAACAGAGTGAAAGAATGATACAATTTTATAAAGACAACCCAGAAGCAAGACAACAAATGAGTGACATAGGAAAAGAACTTTGGAAAAGACCAGAACATAAAACAAATATATTAGATAAAAGAGGTAAAAACAAAATATTTGATGTATTTACAGACGATGGCACATTTATAAAAACATTTACCTATCAATATGAGGCAAGAGAATATTTACAAAAAGAACATCATATTGCATCAACTATCAAGATAGGTTCAGTATTAAATGGAGACCGAAAGAGTTCTGCTGGATTTGTATTTAAATATAAGTAAAATTATAAAAAGAAGTATTCAAAAGAATTCGTATTGTTATAATATATGGCCAACATGGATACTTATTGCGATAATTTAGCACTTAATACAAATGGGGGTGCAAATATACTTCAAATTTGCCCCGTTCCCAAAATTAAAGGTTTATATTATCCAACCCAGGAGCAATTATATAGACAATTTAAAAACGAGAATTGTAATATTCAAAAAAAACTGCCTGGAACATTGGGAGGGAGACATGTAGGCGCTTTATCGGGAGCCATGCGCAAGGGGCAATGGCTTGGTTTGGGGGCTGCCTCGAAGGGTCAAACCAGATTTGTTTTAAACGGGGATGCGTTGGGAATGCGTGAAGGACAACCCGGAGGCATAATGCCCCCAATAAGAAATCGTTTTTAAACACGCTCGCGTAATTATTTTTGTGGATATTTAGCCAGTTTTTCTTTTATTTTCTTTTATTTTCTTGTGTTATTTTATAATGACTCGTCTTTCTAGAGCTGCTAGAGGAAAATATGATATGGTAATTGGATCTCGCGTACAAGTTATGAATGGCACTGCTCATCATACTTCTGGTGGTTTGACCAAGGAAAAGCTTTTCCGCACCAAAAATGGACGCATAGTAAGCAAATCCAAGCATTTTAGCGCAAAGCGTGAGAATCGTTTATTAAAGGCTGGATATGGAACTAGAAAGGGCAAGTTTGGCTATGTTAAAATAGGCAAGATGGGTAAATCTAGGAAACAACGCGGTGGAATCGCGGGTATGAGTATGAGAATCCCCTTGGAGTCTTCCGAATACGCCGGAGAAGGGGTTGGAACCAGTGGTGATGCAGTTCAATTTGAGGCGGGCCAGGCGGGTGGAAAACGCAAGAAGACTCGTCGCAGACGCCGTTAAATATATAGACATTTAAAGATTTATAATTTTATTATTTCATTTAGAAAACATTCAAATTATAAATTATTTTCTCGCGTTAATTTATAATGCAAAGCGGTGGTAATGGTATTAATTATGCGTTGTCTCCCGAAAATTTTGATGGTCGAGGAGTCGGAACTAGTGGTGTAGATCTTCAGTTTGTAGCTGGTCAAGCGGGCGGTCGTCGTCGTCGTCGCATGAGTCGTCGCGGACGTAGCCGTCGTGGAGGTGGCACCGTTCCCGGTGGCACTGGGGGCGGACGTCGTCGCACTCGTCGCACTCGTCGCATGCGCCGAAGCCGTCGCAGCCGTCGTTAAATTATTTACACAATAATATGTAAATTTATGTAATCTCATCTTACATAAATTTAAAACAACTAACACCCACAACAATACCATTCACTTGTAATAAACGCATCGAATGCAGTAAATTCACTCATGTTCTGATATATATATTTTTCAAAATAGTTTTTGCTTACTATGTGTTTTCCGGTAAATAAATTACAATAAAACGTGTATGCGTCATCAAATGATATAAGCAATCCTTCATTTTTCACACGATATTCTTCCTTCATCGAAATCAAAGCAGATCGAATATCCCCCTTCTTGTCCCACTTTACGCATGAAATATTTAAGGCGTATTTATCATCCATCAATTCAACATTAGGAAAGAAGTGCTTTAGTATTTTCAGAACCTCATTTTCAGGAAGGTGACTATTCGCGCTTTTAAACAACACGCAAATTTCGTCAATCTCTAGCTCATTGCCTAGATCAACCACCATATTCTGCTCCCAAAATTCAATAAAGCTACGAATACGTGGCAAATGTTTGCTGGTTACATTGAGGAAAGAGTCCGACGTCTCATTGTATTCAAACTTCGCAGAGAGAAGTTGCTTAAACGTGTTCAAATACATCATATTCGGTAAGAACAAGTTGGAGTGGTGCATTTTCCAAAGATAATGCATGTGTTTCCATTTTATTTGGTATATTTTGTTTTCATTTGTATTACTGATCTCCGTTGGAATATCTAACATTTCCGTACAAAAGGCATCTACGATTGATTCTTGTGTGTTATTTTTCAAAAACATCACATATTTTTTCAAACTATCGCCCGCCTTTGTTCGAAGATATCCGTCTGCATTCTCATAGCGGTTAGAGTAATGAGTTGCAACGCACAACATATCGAGTCCAATATTTTCCTCCAAATTCGAGTCATTCGCGTCATTCATGTGGAGTAATCTACTATTTGCATATTGATGCGATTCGTGGTATTTAATGAAATTGCGAGTGACGTTTGCACAACCAATGGTAATATATGCGCTCGTGTCGATTAACGTGACCAGTTGTTTCGCCTTGCCATAAACAAAATAGTTAATGTCTTGATTCTTTTTCAGAATATTATCGCCCAACATCGTAAGAAAATGTTTTGCGTGGTCCTTAGACGGAAACCATGCAGGGTGTAGAACCTTTAGGACAGATTGAATTGTCGCGGAATTGGGTACAGACTGAAGCAGGTTTCTCTCTTTGATTTGTTTGATAATGTTGTTTTTGGTTTTGTATTTCCAATCCTGAAGAACTCTATCTTGAGAGATGGTTGTCAGCAACTTGTGCAAAATGTCATCCTCCTTCACCACATTGTAGTGGTTATTATCGTATTCGTAAAAGCAATTATTGTGAGCAAGATAAAAGTAATTGTTCTTGCTGAGAAAAACCTGAATAAAGATTTGCTGTTCATGGGTTAGAGTATTTGTGCGAACGATGCGTTTTTCGTGATTTTCCTCTTCGTTTTGTAATGTGGCTTCCAAATAAGTATTTATGTGACTATCGATTCTTTGTAACATGTAGGAATTTCCTTCGTATTTTTTGCATAGATTTTTGATTGTTTCGATGCATTTTTCTTCCATCGTGTATCATGTATATCGCAAATACTTTTTATATTGTTATTCAATAGTCTATGACGCATTTGGGCGATATAATTCCGCGGATAGCGTTTAGATACCCAAATATTATATATTTATTATATAATATTATGCCGTTTATTAGGAATTATAATGGAGCTATGAAAATATTGTCGTCAATAGGCAAGGGAACGTGTAATAAAACTTGTAAAACAAGTTGGATACGTAATATAAAATATGCATTAAAAACCAAAACGAATCCTTTAGCATTAAACAAAACACAACGTAAAATGATAACTGAAAAAATTAAAAGTGTTTCCGGTAAAAATGCTATAAACCAACATAGCAAAACACTAAAAAAATATCAAAATAGAAAATCGCCACCATATCCAGCAAACGAAAATTGTAATAAAAAAATGGTTGGTAATGATGGACAAAATTATATATCTACACCAAATAAAAATAATATTTGTTCTTGGAAAAAAGTATAATCTGCGTTTGAAATGCAAAAATGTGTAAATCTTTAGAAACGATTTAAAGATTTGCGTAAAATAACTCATAATGAGCAATTACGCGTTAAATTCCTCGACAACCAACAATGTGTTAACTATCAAGACTGTTCAAATCGCCCCGTTTCGTACTTTAATGACCGCATTAAAGGATATTTTATTGGAGACAAATATCTGTTTTCAGCCTGATGGCATTCGTATCATCAACATGGACAAGTCTCATACTATTTTAGCGCATTTATTTTTGGACGCCCACAATTTTGAGTTCTACGAGTGTAAAAAGGAGAAGATTATTATTGGCGTAAATATGTTTCACTTGTTCAAGTTGATTAACTCCATTGATAACGACGACACCTTGACGATTTACATTGAGAATGCCGATTATGTGGATGGCATCGTTTCTCATTTAGCATTAAAGTTCGAGAATGGAGAGATTAAGCAATGTAAGACACAAAAGCTACGTCTCATTGAGCCCGAGTTGGACGAGTTGGAGTACCCTGACGTGAAGTTTTCCTCTGTCATCAACTTGCCTTCTTCTGATTTTCAAAAGATTATTCGCGACTTGTCTTGCATTTCGGACAAGTTGGAGATCAAGTCTGTTGGCAATGAGCTTATCTTCAAGTGCTCCGGCCAATTCGCAAGTGCCGAAATTCACCGCGCCGAGTCCGATGGAAGCATGGGTTTTGTTTTGAAGCAGGACTCTAGCAAGATTATCCAGGGTGAGTTCTCTTTGAAGAATCTCGGGTATTTCATCAAGTGCACCAACTTGTGTTCTCAAATCGAAATCTATTTGGAGAATGATTTGCCACTTGTTGTGAAGTATGACGTTGCATCCCTCGGATCCATTCGTCTCTGTCTCGCGCCGTTGCCCACTGCATAATATCGTGTGTTATAAATATTATATTTTATTCAATAAATGTAATATTTTATTTTAAGATTTTGGTTGGTGTGTTTTTTGAATTTTTGGGTTTAGCGTGGTCTAATATGTATCCACTAGCTGTCGGCTCAAAACCTTGCCAGCATCTTGGGATACAATATTGGTATCCTCTCCCATTATTTTCAAGTTGGAATATTTTATTAAATAATCGATTGAACAAGACTCTACTAAGAGACCATTTGCATATATTCCGTAATTCATGTAGATCTCGTGATGTTCTAGAGCAATGTGATATATGTTCATAAACCCTTCCTTGTTAAACGGCTCTGCCTTTTCATCCGCACAAGCTATTAAACGAAAATGGTTATCCGTTACATATATGTTTCCATTAACAGCCTTTGTGTTCTCCCACTGGTCGTCTGTCATCTCAGGAACAAGTATGGAATGACAACCAGTTATATACAAGTCTTCAAACAAGGTCGGATATTTCTCTTTTGGGCATTTGTATAAACGATTTGTAACTCGGTAATCATTTCCTGGATTGTATATGGATGTTGTACCCATCATGTAAACAGGCATGTATCCATTGTAAATGGTCTTTACTAAATCACCCTTTCGTAGAGTTTCGACCGAACGATATACCGGTTGGTTGTTTTCAAAACACAAAATTTTTGTTCCTTCGAGAAAACATGGATATTCCTCTGGCGGTGGTGGTGGCGGTGTGTCTGGTAAAGTAAAATTAAGCACACCGGTAGATGAAGTTATAAGAGATGTAATTAAATCAAAACTTCCGCTAGCGTTTGTAATAATAAATGTGTTAGAATTATAGGAATTATAATATGGTGCAGTACCTTTAGAAGCAAACACTCGTGCGGTTGCTACATTACCAGTTTGGCTAGTATACAATAATCGATAAGTATATCCAGGCTGAAATAAACCTTGAGCTGACGTGTATGTATTAGTAGCACTTGCGCTACTTGGACTATATAGCGCAGCATTATACGCTGATAATACATATGGAGTTCCAGCAGTAATCATAGTCCAAGTTGTTCCTGGGTTATTTGTATTAATATTTGTTGGGGTTCCAGTTAAAGCAATCAGTGCATTTGCGGATGCATCTGACCAATTATTGTTTGCAACATATGTATTTGTTTTAGTTATTGGTATGAGTAATCCTATCGCAACTATTCCTGAGTTTGCATCAACTATCGTCCCGTAACTATAGCAATTTGTTATGGTAATATTTGGGTTCACTGAATAAGTGGTTCCATCTGTTCCACCACATATCCCACCTGCTGTTGTAGAAATTGCACCCAACGAATAACTATTTGTGATATTTACATTTGAAGGATTCAGAGAATCTGTAAAACCAACTAGTGATCCAACAATCCCACCAGCATTATTACCGGTTATATTTCCAGTGCTATAACTATTGATAATAGTAGAATTTTGATTATTATATCCAAATGCAGCACCAGCAATCCCGCCAGCATATTGTCCGCTAATTGTTCCACTATTCGCGCAGTTCGTAATAATTGTTGAAATACTATTTAATCCAGCACCATATCCAACAATACCGCCTGCAGAAATTCCACCAATAACTCCAGTATTCGTGCAGCCCGTAAAAGTCACTGAACCATTACTAAGTCCAGCAGTAGATCCAGCAAGACCACCTGCATTTTCTCCACTAATTACTCCAGCATTCGTACAATTTACAAAACTCACTGCCCCCCCAGTAAATCCAGCAGTAGAGCCAACAATTCCGCCTGAACCTAATAGACTACTAATAGTTCCACTATTCGTGCAGTTCGTAATAGTCACTGAACCGCCAAAAGCACCTACACGATCGCCACAAATACCTCCGCACAAATTAGTAGCAATCGCACCATTATTGGTGCAATTAATGATTTGATTCGCGAATGCACCTCTGCCAAAACTACCAGCACAAATCCAACCAGCACGAGAGCCAGCTCCTACTCCATTTAAGCTACCACCAGTAACATTTGTCTTTATATTCTGGACTATTACATTACGATTCCCGTTGATAGCAGATGAACCATTCTTTATAAACCCTGGGTAAAGTAGAATATTAGTTATATTAATAAAATTATTTGAACCATCAAAAGTTATATACGTAGTCCCCGCAATAAAATATCCTAATACATCTCCATAAGTGCTTGAAATAGTTAAATCTTGGGTAAAAACAACTCTTAATATACTACTATCATCGGGAGTAGGGGTTGAATTCGTAAATGTTACTGGCCAGTCTGTAGATGCAATAGGCACATAAGAACCTGGAGCACTTAAGGTGCCAATAGAATATTCCATGATGAGACCATTCATTTGTAAATAAATAGCTTGGGATGCACCATTCGCTGAAATAGTTATTGCAGCAAGTGTTGATGCATAATTGCTAATGTTTGCATTGAAATACAAATCCCTAACGTTTTCATGGGTGTTTTCCATGACCCAATCACCTCCGTAGTTAAGGTTACCCGTCTTATCATTCGATGCGCCAACCACCACAGAGGTTTTGCTAGCTAACAATGCATAGTAGCTTTTCCAATTAGAATATTGCAGGGTATTACATGCCAAAAAATCAATATGTGACACATGAAATTCCTTCATACAGCTTATCAAAAAAGACATATTATCCGAAAAACTCGTTTGACCTTCTGCTAAATCGGATTCCTGAAACAATGGTTTATTATTCATAAAATCAGCCATATAATTGGTTCCTCTATCATGGAAAACAAGAGAGATTCGTTGAATAGAGGAAGCAGGGAATTTTTGTCTAAATAAAGCCAACAAATCATCTGTTTTAGAATTGTAATCATAAATGATAGGAAATGTCTTTGCATTGGCACTATCATAAAATACACGCTTATCAGAAAGCGTTGAATCGATAAGCACAACATTTGTCATGTTGGTGGTATCTATCGAAGCATTAAAGACAAGGGGTGTAGCAGGTGTATCAAGTAGCCCCATACCTATAGCACGTCCTGAAGCATGCCCATATCCAGTCATTATATATATATATATTTATTTATTTATATATATTTATTTATTTATACAAAAATTCATATAATAAAGTTCCCACAAACCTTGCGTTTTTACGATTTTTCACTCCAAATCCTTTTTCAGAAAATGAAAAGTGGACATTTATAAATGTCCATTTTTGGAAATCCTAAAATACTTTTGGAAAATCGATG